AACTGCTTATGCGTTGTCGGGCGTAGATCAAAAAGAAATGGATGCATATAAAAGATCCTTTGCTCCCCGGTGGGAAAAGGGTTCCGTTCTAGTTCCTATTGGTAAAACGGAAGACGGTAAAATTAAGTACGTTAATTTTAGCACCTCTAATCCGTATGATGTGTTGAGCCGTTTTGCTAACAGGGCTATGAATGAAGTAGACGATGCATACAAAGAGGGGAAAGATCCTGGGCAAGTATTAGAAGATGTTGCATTGGGTAGCTTGAAGGAGGTGTTCGAACCTTTTATGTCAGAGGCTATGCTTACAGAAGCCTTGTTTGATGTTAGTATCAGAGGAGGACGTACAGCAACTGGGGCAGAAGTTTACAACAGTTCGGACAGTTTTGGGACAAGACAAGGCAAAAGGTTTGCACATGTAATAGACACACTTATGCCAAACCTGCTTCCTGTTAATGTTTCAGGTGGTAAGATAGAACCAAGTCGCGTCCTGCGTGGGATTTTTGGTTCAGAAGACGGCATGATAAGCAACGTAGATAAAATGGGGCGAGAAAGAAACCCCTTGTCAGAGTTTGCAAGACAAGCCACAGGGGTGTCGGTGCTTGAGTTCGATCCTAAGAGGGGACTAGAGTATGGTGCCTATCGGTTGGGTCAACAACAGACAAATGCCAAGAGAACATTTAACAAAGTAACCGACGATTTCAATGCGGGAACAAGCACTCTTACCAATGCTTTTCAAACAGCCAACAACGATAAGTTTAGAATAGATCGAGAATACTATAGAATGATGGAAGACCTTCGGGACATGGGTATGTCTAATAGTGACATTAGAAGGGTGTTGAAAAAGAATAACATTGGTGGTGTCAAAGGTATCATGAGGGGTAAGTTTGAACCGTTTAAGGTTACCAAGAAGAACCGCCAAGAGATGCGGGATGCTGGGATTTCAAATAAATTTGACAACAGCGCAGTGGTGGCTATTCAAAGAGAGATGCGTAACTTGCCTTTGGACCCTTCAGAAGCTAGGAGCGCACCTACTTTTGTGCCAAGCCCTTTCGTGCCAAGCCCAGTTACCCCTAGTCCTTCTCCATCTTTTGTGCCGAGTCCGTTTGTGCCTAGCCCCGTACAACAAGACAGTAGCCTTACGCTACCACAGGCTCCGCTGACCCAAGCTCGTGCGCCGGGGCCAGTGAATCCTGCTTTGCTAGGTGATAATCCGTTTAGCGCGTCGGCTAATGCACAGATTGCTGCTCGTCTCCAGGAGAGTTAGTGTCGATCTCGATGTTAAGTTTTACGCCTACGCCACCAAATAACTTAACCAGTTCGTCGCAATAAGACTCTACGTCTTGCACAACATTCATGTCCTCTGTTTGTGTAGCCAAGTTAATAGTCATGCCTATCAATTCCATGAGTGCCTCGACCTGCATAGGGTGCATGTCTCTTAGTCCAACTGTTTTGATTTTATCTATCTTCATTCGATTTCTCCCCAATTATTTTTGAGTTCATCGTCAACCTTAGAAGGGACTTTCAAGACATCCGACAATCCGTTTTCCATTATGTCCTTAATGCGTTTTGCTTGATCGTCGCTTTCTACTGAAAAGCATAACTCATCATGAACGGTGAGCATAGGCAAAAGTCCCTCTGCATAGCAGTCTGCCATAGCTTTCTTTGTTTGATCCGCAGCGGAACCTTGGATCAATTTGTTTAACGCCTTGTAAGTAAAGGCTCTTCTGATACCCATACCATACTCTTTCATGGCCTTCTCATGCGGCAAAGGTTTCTTGTATCCAAAAGAACGTGGCTCCCACAAGTGGAACCTGCACCGCCTACCCAACAGAGTTCTAATCTGCCCGTGATCCGCCGCTTGCTGCGATGCTGTCTCTGCTAGTTTCTTGACAAACGGAACCTTTTCTTGGTGTGTGTCCAACAGTTCTCCTGCTTCTTCAACTGTTACACCTAACTGATCCGCAAGTTTTGCCTTGCCCATGCCATACATGATACCAAGGTTAACAACCTTCGCTTGTTTACGCTTGATACCTGCTATGTCTGCCACCATCTGATGCAAGTCCACGTCCTTCTTGTGGTACTCTTCGACAATCTGGTCCACCATTGGATGCTTGTGTGACGGACCTAAACTGGCTGCAAAATGTACCAGTAACCGCGGCTCTTGGCTTGAGTAATCAAACGATCCCCACTTGGTTCCCTCTTCTGGAATAAACAAACCCCGTATAAGCTTCTTGATGTCGGGATCTCTGGCAGGAATCTGCTGAAGATTCGGGTTTGAACTTGAGAATCTACCTGTAACGGTGCCCCCACCATCGTTTCGCAGCTGATGGAACTCGCAATGAATCCTACCCTTGTGGGAGTGTTTGAGAATCGTATCAATGAACGTACTATCTGCCTTGTCAAACTCACGCAACTTCACAATCATCTGTGCTATTGGATGCTCGTTGGAGTTAAGCCACTGCTTGGTAAAGGATGGGGTGCCTGACTTTCTCAGAAAGTCACCCTGCGCATCGTTAGTCGTAGGGTAAACAAGACCTAGCTCGTCAAAGACTTCAGCCACTGAGGCCGCGGCCCATGGCTCGATGGCTACACCAGACTGTCTCTTGATCTCATCCTTTAATTCTTTGATCTTAGACTTGAGTTGTTTCTTGGCTAACTCTGCTTTATCAAGGTCAACCCTCACACCTAACTGACGCATGTCGCACATCATAGGTATCAGGCTAGTCTCCAAGTTCCAGATACTCCAGAGATCTTGCTGCTGAAGTTCTATCTTTAATCTCTCCCACAGACGCAACGTCATCCCTGCATCCTGCTCCGCGTAACGACCAACAAACTCTGGTGGCAACTTGTACATCTCAGCCTTGGGATCGTATCCGAACTCAGCAGCAGCGGCACGAAGAAGCTTCTCGTTCTTGCGCTCGTCTAGGTAATCACGGCCCAGATTGTTTAGGCTGTAGGATAAACGGTTCTCGTCCACCACCGCACCAGTAATCATGGTATCTATAATCCGACCATCTACTTTAATGCCTTCTGCACGTAGCCAACCCAAATCATAGGTAGCATTGTGCATGATCTTATCTATGTGAGGCGTAGCCATCTGTCTCTGTAGCCACTTGAGAGCGATCCTAGCGTCCATGTTGTGTCCGTTGGCATGTCGTATAGGAAAATACCCTTCCCAGTCTCCTGCGGCTACTGCGATGCCCACAATGTAACCGTCCTTACGCGCCCACCCTGGTCCTAGAGTTGTTAGGTTCGGGTCACACGTCTCAAGGTCAATCGCAATCTGCTTGTACCCGGTTAGATCAGGGAACTGGGACGGAATGTTCCACGTCAGTTCCTTTCCTTGATCCATTTGTTGAGCGATGATGTAATCTTTTTCGAATATTTTATTCTGTTCGCTCATCTAACTTCCCTACAAACAAGTCTAATCTTTTTTGAATCTCAGATTCTCTGTCTGAAAACTCTGATCCTAGTGCAGAGTAACCGCACTTGTCTATCCAAGAATCCGTACTGCTCAGATCATTTAGCAATCGGGCTGTCTTCAACCAATCCATCATCAACGCCACATGCTGCGGTGTCAGATAACCCGTAGTGCTATGAGCTTCTTTGACTATGATGTTCCATCCGTCTGCAATGCGCATGAAGTTATCGTATGCATCACCATACTCCTTGGCTCTGGGACCGTTAATGTACTCTTCCGCAGTAGATAAAACCTTATCTCTTTTCATATCATGTACCTGTATGTTTTGTTGGATTCTATTAGGTAAAGGTTCTGCTTTGCCCTCGTTACTGCCACATAGAATACTCTGTGTTCATCCTCTGGATGCTTGCCCTCAACGCAGTTTCTGGTGGACCCCAGGTATACTGCTACGTTGTCATCTTCTCCCCCCTTCATTGCGTGTATTGTAGATAGTTTAATCCGCGGTGGTTTATAGATGCTCTCTCCCCGACGCTCGATGGCTCGTATGTAAATCTTCTCTGCCTCTGACAGGCGCACGATATCCATTGGCTCAGTGTCTTTGGGTGCCAACATCCCATAACTCCTAGCCAAGACCTCATAAGTAAGCAGTTCTTCTGGCTCCGCAGCGTCCAAGAGTTTTGTAGATCCTCTCCTGACTACCGCATCCTTGCCCATCTTTGGTACTGCCTCGTAAAGACTCTTAACTCTGCTAATTCCTATGGCCTCTCCTGCACTCAGTTCTTCCCAAGTTTCCATCGCCTCCAGTTTCCTCTGGTCTACAGAACTTTTTCCCTTACGTGAAAAGTAATACTTCTCCTTCTCCAATCTCTCAGCGATTTGATCCACAAAACTATTTGTCCGCGCCATGATAGTCCATGATCCTTCGTGCAAGGGAAGACTACCCAGATTGCCGACCACTGAAACCCTGCCCTCCTCCTCACGAGGAAAGAACTCCTTGTCTAATCTGTTTGGTATTCTGCCAGAGATACTCATGGCAAGCTCCCAGACGCTACGTGGTAAGCGATAAGACTGGTTGAGGACTTCCACATTGTCAGAAGCGTTAATGAACCTACGCACGTCTACAGAAGTCCAACGGTGTATAGCCTGATCGTCATCCCCGGCTATCAATACCTGCTCCGCTGACTCTGCCATTTTTTCTACCATAGTCCATTGCAGTGGAGTCAAGTCTTGTGCCTCATCCACAATCAACAAATCTAAACTAGGCGGCTCACCAATCTCAACGTACTGGTAAATCATGTCTGTAAAATCTACCTTACTGTTCTTCGACTTGTACTCTGTTAACTGCCTCTGGACCTGCACAAGCTTGGAATAATGAAGACTGTAATCTTCCTCGTAGTTGTACTCAAAGTCTAGCGTGGATTCACGCATCACAGAACGCATCACTAGCTGTAGATACTTGGCTCCTGATCCCCCAATAGCAGGGATAGATATACCGTCATGAACTGAGGTACGATCCGCACCGTCAAAGTCCACTGCCAA